CTATCTTCTCTACGGGAGTCATTTCAAAAGTCAACCGCTCAATAAAGGTAGAAGCATTGAAAGACTTTCCGCTACCACGCCCACCGGTGATAAGAATTATAAATTTTTCCTTATCCTCGTATAATGGATGGTAAATTTCTTGAGGTACTATCATTTCAGCTTGTCTTTAATCCAGGAATCAATGTTGATGCCGTGCTCTATGTCTGTTGGAATATCAGCATCTTCATCTTGTCGACGTTCAATCTTTCTCCAATCCTCATCGTGGTGATACAGCCAAACGGACATTGCTTGCAAATTTGGAGCTAACTCGCTTTCGCTAACTTGTAATTCGTCCTCACCTGTCAAATTTCCCTCTGAATCACGGAGCTTTCTTACCACGGTGCTTTTGGTTTTTATGCCACCGAGAGCCATTGCAAGGAATTTAGCCCTTACAGTGGCATTGATTGTCGCGCGCCCACGCGCTAAGACTTCGGATATTTCGGTGTACTCACTTTTCTTTTCGCAGAAAGTTTGTGGTAAAATCCCTATGGCATAGGCTATTTCCTTGTCAGTGAATCCCTTTTTGGCATACGATTCCACGAGAGAAAGAAAGTCCTCGCTTGTATAATCAAACTTTGGCTTTCTTCCTCCTTTACCTTTTCTATTTTGAGATTCACTATTGCTCATATTACTTCTTTAATTTTCCACATTTCTCACATTGTTCATACCTGAACTCAGAGAACATCACACTACCTTTCCAAACATAATGATGAACACAAAACAGGTTTTGCTTTAGAACATTCTTTATCCAAAGTATAAAATCGCCAATCATAATTTTAACCGTTATTGTTACCCATATATACACGGCGAGAAATTGGCTTGTTTCCATAGACATCAACTCCTCTTTTTGAGAAATAGCTATCTATTTTCTCAGCATATCTTCCCATTATAGATTTCGTTCTATCCCTTATGTTTCTTTGTCTTGCAGAACCTAACCCGTATTGCCTTCCAGCGTTGTACATTATTCGTCTGGACTGCTGATATAACTGGCTATATGTTTTCTTTCTAACTCAGCTTTCCTCCCAATAATTAATCTATTCTTTCTACTTGTTCATCAAATACTTCTCCCTTTATGAACTTCATATCCGGATCATACCCGAACCTTTCGCAGAAAGCGGCTTTAGCTTCATAGGTATCAAAGGACAACATCACATAGGCATCCATGTTCTCGACTTGCTTCTGTGCGTTTTCTTTTACCTGTTGCTTGACTTCCTTCATGTGGGCAACCTTTTCGGCACGTTCCAACTGCTTGGCGGCTTTATCGGCTTCTTTCTGTTCTGTTACAGGCGACATCATGCTTTCCAGTTCGTCAGCAATGGAGCTTTCTTCTTCGGTCTGCAAAAGGAAATCAACCCCAATCATATTCAAGTCGGCATCCGTCAATCCTGCATCTTTCCAGTCAATATCAGGAACAATACGGGCAAGAGCGTCAAAATCCCAAGAACCTTGTGCATTAGGGTTGTTCATTAGAATATTCAACTCCTTTTCCTGCTGTTCGTCCACGTCAATGACATCGACACGAATGCGATAGTCGTTATCGGGAAACTTTTGTAATTCGTCCATGACAGACAAACGCTGGTGTCCGCTGACTACGGTAAGACCTGTACGCTTATTCACAACTATTCCACCTACCAATCCGAATTTCTTGATGCCACGTTTCAGTGTCTTACGTGATTCATCAGATAGTTTTCGGGGATTATAATCCGCAAAGTGAATGGCAGAACGATTAAGTTCCACCGATTCACTCTTTATGTATTTACTTAGTTCCATATCATCCATTAGTTAACCCCAAACGTGAACGCATTGCATTTACTGCGGCTCTATTTCCTTGTCTTTGATAAATAGGAAGCAATGCACCTGCATTTGCACGAAGTATTCTACCTTGTCTATTTATGCCACCACGTGATACATTTTGATTATTAGCAGCAAGAGCACGCATCGTTTGTCTTCCTATTTCTTCTGCTGTTTTTGTTCTTCTTCTAACTCGGCTTTCCTCCTTACTTTTGTTGATTATGATACTCCCAAAGCACTCTTTCAGCCATCGGGAAAACTTTGTAAATTCTCTGTAAATCCTGCGGGTAATTCTTCTCCATCCAAAGCATACAATCAAGATTGAAACCTACTCCCGAACTGGCTTTCAATGAATATCGAATTGGTTCGGGTAAATTGTGCTGCCTCATATAAGCAAGAATATCCTTTTGTGTCCAATCAGCCAAAGGATAAACCATACCGTTATTCTCGTAACCGTTTACCTCATACCCTTTCAACATAAGCCTACGATTCATACCATCAGCTTTTTTCATGCCCAAGAATGTATAATAAACTCCATGAGTAAGCTGCATAGCCTTTACCACATCTGCCAACTTCAATAGCTTTACTTTCGGATTTGGCACACAATACATACCGCCACGGAGAATATAAGTAAGGTTCCAATGTGGTACTTGAACAAACTCTATCTTCGGATACTTAGCTTTAGTCCAGTTTATCCAACGGTTAATATGCTCCAAATTCTTGACAAAGTACATGAACACGCAAACAATCCGGTCAAACTTTGGATAGACTAAATCAAGCAGAACAAGCGAATCCTTACCAAGTGATAAAAACAGTAAAGCCTCATTCGATTTTACCCGAATGAGGTCTATATACCGGTTCGCTTGTTCTACCTTGCTCATAGCTAACCACCGCTTAAACCAAATGAAGTACGAAGATCACTGTAACGCTGTCTGCGTGATCCTAACTGTGTGGCACTTGCTGTACCTCTACGATTGGCAACCAATCTACCACCTGCCCCTGCACCATTCATATTTCTGCGAGGCCCGGCTACTCTGTTAATTCTTCTTGCGACTCTGCTTTCTAATTTTAAAAGTTAAACAAATCAATCTATATGTTTCTCTAATATCTTGCCCAACGTGTAATCAATTTGAGCAGCTAAATACTCTTCACCTTGATGCTCGTAAATAATATCGTTACCGTTTTCATCAGTAAGGATAACCGCTTCTGCCGCCTTTACCTCAACAACGATATAAGGGCGTTTGCCTGTATAAGCACCTGTAAGAAGTTTGATGGCATCATACTGAATTGGCTTCAACTCAACTTCACCTTCTTCAGGTAATTCTGCATCAGCCGGATATTCTTTACCACCACAAAGGTAGGTGATATACTTCTTTGCGTTGGTAGGCCTGATTTCACGGTATTCGTGAGTTTTCTTACCGGCCAAGATTTCATCAAAATACTTTTGCTTAATACTAAGCGTCAAAATGTTCATAATCGTGTAAATTTAAAAGTTAATAATCATAGTTGCGGGGCAGGGATTCGAACCCCGGACCTCTACCAAGTCAAAGTAGCGAGCTGACCACTGCTCTACCCCGCGATAGTACCCCAAAGGTACTACCACAACCAAAGATAACGAAATATCTTCAATTGTTATACACGACAATCGGCTTATTGTCGTGAACTAAGCCATTTATCACGTCTTTCTCTACATGCCTCTAAGGTAGGCGCACAACAAGAAAAAAGTTCACCGCTATCAGTACGGTAGTCGTACTGGTACATTCTCACTCTTTTTCCTCTCAACCTGGTGTTGTAGGTAGTGTAATTCTCTTTACCAGTTTGGCATACGCTGCAACCATTCTTGTTTATTGAGTTCATAAGATATATGTTTTTTAGGTTTCAATCCTTATAATCATTCATACTACCCCATCCACCAAATATATCTTCATCATTCTCACAATTAAGTCGAGCACGTTCTATTTCTTTATTCATACTATGTGAAAAGCCACTCAAATCTCCTAATGACAGGTCTCCAAATGATGAGTATTCTTGTGTTCTGGGTCTATATGTTTTACATATTCTGTGTTTTTCAATACTTTTACATACAGGGTTATCCTTTTCAGACACTTTGTAGGATGTATATTCTCCATTGAATGTAAACGGTGTTTTTAACCTTCCCAATGCTTCCATGTCCTTTATATGCTTGTACATCATTTCAACCGGAAAAGTCATTGGTAAGCGTTCTCTCTTAATCATTATAGCTATCGCATCATATAATGCTTGCTCTTCATCGGTCAGTTTAAACCAGTCAATATTCTCAAAGCACCACATTATATACCCTATGTGGGTAAGTATGATGTACTTTATATCTTGTCCTTTGTATTTACCAAAGGTTAATACTCTTTCTTGATTCATAATCTACAATATTAATGTTTCACATTCAACCTTTCTTCACTTGTATAAGCCACTACAAGCCCAGTTTCATCATGTTGTATGGTGATGTACTTTTCACCCCTTTCTATGGTGGTAAAATCGCACATACTACATAACTTACCCAATACCTTGCCCAGTTGTTTCATCAGTGGGGCTTCGGGGCTGATAACTAAAACTAAATCCGCTTCCATAATCGTGTGTATTGTGGTAGCCCGAAGGCTACCGGATTAAACTTCAGTCAATCTGCCATACGTTTCTTTGCCGTGTTATTTTGACGCCTTGCAAACTCTTTGGCTAATTCGTAATCTGCGAAATAATTGATACGATTACCTGTTTCAGTGTTTACTACCTCATAAACCTTGCAACCATACTCAATTGATTCGCGAACTACATATTTACTCTGCTGGTTCATATTCTTATAGGTTATGCAGGGCTTTCGCCCTGCTGATTAAACATTTAATACCGTAATCTCTTTGTTGCCTATCTCTGTATCTACATTCAGAACCTCGTACTTTTGAGCCTTGTAGTTATAAACAACCTCACATGTATTAAACCTCTGCCATCTTCTCTTTGGTCATAAACAGTGTTTATATGCTGATACATCTTATTACCTAACATGAAGCTTACCTTACCTGTTGTACAGAAGTAAAATGCTACCGCATACTTCAATGTTTTCTTCTCATCAATTTTCTTTGTTGCCATGATCGTATATTTAAGCGTTAATACCAATTGCGTTTCTCATAAAGCCGCTTGCTTGCTCTACTGACATACCCAGCTTCTTTTGAATCAAAATGAGCATACAGCTTACTTGTTCTTTTGTGTTCAAATTGCCTTGTACAAACTCTGACATGATGAACTTCTCTATTGTTCTTTGTTTAATTACTGATGCTGCCATAATCGTATATGTTTTAATTGTTATTACTTCGTTTCTGATGGTGCAAATGTATGGGTTTATAATTACACTTCAAATAGAATAAAGATAAAAATGTAGCTGTTTAATAAACATTAGTAAAAATGCAATTGTAAGGGTATACAATTACACATTTATTAATAAACCAATCTTCTTGATGCAATAAATAGCTACTTTTATTGCATTATTGATTTTATCATATTATATTTGTTCCGTTTATTATAATATACATTTGAAATGGATATAAAAAGCATCATTAAAGAAAAGGGCTACACCATTCAGGATGTAGCAAAAAAGATGGGTGTAAATAGAGTTACTCTTACTCTTACCTTACAAGGAAATCCCACCTACAAAAAGTTGAAAGAGATAGCTGACGCCATTGATTGCAATATAGTTGACTTCTTCCGAGACGAAACAAATAACTCTTCCACTTGTAAAGGAGAAGATAGTGAAATCACCGCCCTTATCCAGTATAAAGAAAACTTCTACAAAGCCAATACGATAGAGGAGCTAAAGAAAATCGTATCTGAAATCGAAAGGAAAAAATAAAAAAGGCGCACCAAAACGATGCGCCTTCTGTTGTCAATTAGTTCTTGATTTTATATCAGAGCCTCACGGCTAGAATATCAGAATCTGACAGCTTCCATTCTTCTGAGAAGATTATTATATCTCTCTTGTATAAGAGCTCTTTGTTTATCGGAAGCTGTTACAATCTTTCCCTTATATTTCCGCATGACAGATTCATTCATGCCAATTTCCTTTGCAAACTTACTGGCATTTATGAAAGGAAATGCCTCGAAGAATCCGCTTAAATCATATACGTAATCAACAGAATACCCAGACTTATACCACACAGGAAAGTCTCCATGTTTTTCTTTATAATATTCAGCCTGCTCTTCAAGTACGGACATAAAATCATCTTTCGCTTCCTGCTCTGTAAGCCCAAAACCGTACGCTCCGTTCACATCCTCCGAATATACGGAAATACCCCCATCATTCGCCTTTTCAATAATTGCCTTAATCTTCTTCATAATCGTGTATTTTAAATTCGTCAATTAAAGCACCCACCGAAGTGGGTGCAGTCCTTTCACTTCTTTAACCCTGCCTTTTTCAACATACTGTCAAGAGTACCATTGGGTATCTCTTGAGACTGATGTCTGCCAACAGGAATAAAGTAGTCAAAGTCGGGATGAACATATTTATAATGTTTCTTTCCCTTTTTGATTGTCCAGCCAGCTGATTCAATCAATTTGTAAAACTCTGAATACTTCATAAAATCAAAGAACATTTTTAATTGACACTACAAAAGTAACATATTTGTTACAATAAAACAAGCAAAGATGAAGAAAGAAATAACATATTTGTTACTTTTAACACCGTGTACACATAACAAAAGCCGGAGCACTAAACTCCGGCTCATTAATTGATTAGCCCTTTGATTCTTAACCGATTTACGATTTCGGTATAAAGATACTCTATATCCCCGCTGAAATCCCCATAATTCTGATACAGAAACACGACATCAGCGCAGTTGTCGGAAATTGTACTCTTGGACTGAACCCCAAGTACCCTTGACATCTCTTCGCGTAACCCAGCTGTCATTTTCCCACCGGCAAGCGAACTTGGAGAAAACAGGTACAGGATAATGAAGATGAACTTCTTCCGCTGGGTAACACTGTCAATATTCGGTGGACATCCTCTCTCATTCAGCAACTCAACGAATATTTTGTAGATTTCATGGATAAGGCTTTTGTCTTTCAAAATCGGGGCAGTCAAGGCATTCTCTTCTTCTGAAAGTTCTGATTTCTCAATTCTAATCTTTTTAAGGCGAATTATTTTGTTAAAATCCAGTTCCATAACACGATTATTTTAAAAGTAAATAGTATATTTGCATCATAATCGTGTAAGGAAGAGCTGATTCATGGTCGTGCGTGGGTTGGCTCTTTTTCATTCTTCCCCATTCGTGCTGACGAATGGTTTCTTTTCCAAATCATAGCAAGTGATATATACCCGTTTCCCATTAACATCACATAGAGCAAGGGCATATCCTTTCTCTAGTATTTTAACCGGCTGATTGTCGCAATAGACAGTACTTCCAACCGGAACTCTTATAAAATGACGTACTATCATTTGATTATCTTTAGCTTGTTATACCAGCGTGAAGAAAAAGGGAACCATCCGATTAAGAATGATTCCCCGAAAATGGTTACTTTGTATAGTTTGCTCATGGATTTTTCTTTTTAAGTATTTCAACACATTCCTTTATCCCATCATCGAAACCCTGTTTATAGCCTTTAGTATATTCCCCTATAGTATATACCGCCATTGACAGAAAAAATAGAAGGATACCTACAGGCTTATACCAACCGGGCAACGAGATGGAAAACGGCTTAAATGTAATTGTGAGATCTCCAACCCATAATAGGGCGATAATACATATGATTGTAAATATAATTGTTTTCATAATCATATAAGTTTTAATGCTTCCTGTAATCCTGCTTCAAGTGCTTCCTCGTAGGTATTATAACGGATAATAGGTCTGTCAGACAATCCTATCAAGTCATGTCTCGGAATTGTCAGTATATCATACGTCCAATAGTTTTCATACATATAGGATATTTCGATATGCAGGTTCTTAGTTTCACGAAGCCACTTTTGGGCAACATACAACACTGGACACAAAAATTCAACTGGTTCGTTATCTATTTCCGTACAACATGACATACTTTGCGGAATGTCGTATCTTCTAATAATATTATCGCAACTTATTGTGTGTTCACACTTCCAATTAAACCCTTTCTCTTTCAGCATCTTTGCTGTTTCCAATGTTACAAGTTCTTCGGTCATGGTTGGTTCTCCTTTCCTTTAAAGTGTTCAATCAGTTCGTCTACGGTAGCCTTGTGAACGGTATCTATATTAACATCAATATCATTGTAAACCCAATAGGTAGAGAACTTGATTGCAGGACACATAATCCATTTATTCCCATCCGTAAACCATTGATACTTGTCTGTATCATCCCTTAATGCAGCTATAGCTAGGAATAGTTCTTCATTCGTTCCGCAATCAATAAGACCATCTATTTCTTTAAGACCATTTTTATCATAATCGTCCAATGAATAAACCGAATTAACTCCAAATACACAAGTAAATAGATTATGCCAACCTAAATATGGATTACAATAATAGCCAAGTTCTTTTAATCTATTTCTAATATTAGCAGTATTTTTGCGTATAAAGCACGGTGTTGTAAATCCCATAGTCATTCCTCCCTATCTATCTTAATATCCGTTACTTTGCCACGATTAACAAAGAAGAAGCAACCCATCACATCGCACAGATATGTTTCATGCTTCACCTCACACTCATTGCATTCCTTACGCAATGAACATTTACTGCAATCAAAATTCATACAGGACGCATCAATCAGTTCAACCATTTCATGCAGCACTCCATCTATTATTATTCCGTTATTTATTTCCATACCGTTCATTCATTAGAAGTTACACCCAAACACAATACTTTGTTAGAAACGCCTATATCGTCAAATTCCAAAGTTAAATACTCTGTATCGTAAGGATAAGGGTATCTGCAATTTTTCAATTCTTCATCCGTCAATTTGCGTCTGATACGCATCTCGATTTCAAAATCATCGGAAAGGTTTTCTATGATTTTTCTAAGTTGTCCTACGTTCTTTATTTCCATAATCTTTAGGTTTAACTACAATAACTTGTATCTCGAAAGGATTATTGATTTGTTCTCTAGGTATTTTTCGTATAGTTCTTACAATATCAATTATTTTATCAGATAGTTCTTTGTTATCCATATTCAATCTCCTTTCTCTTTAATTCGTTCAAGCACATCCCTGTTGGCTTCAAGTATTTCATCGAAAGACGGGATAGGTAACCAATGGGTAATGCCTAATCTTTCTTTATTAACATTTGCTCCAGTTTTCCATTCACCCAAAGATGAAAGCTGGCAAATAAGGAAGCCATAAGCCCCTCTTGTCAGAACCACTGTGTTATTTTCCGGCAACCGTTCCTTAACGCTTATCCAAGGAGATTGTTTTGACTGCCATTCTGCACCTAATATAAAAGGACATTTAACATTTTTGCTACTATAATATCCATCATATGCCTGTGCATGATTAGGGCAATCTTGACAGCCCATTTCGCATTGTGAGCTTATTGCCGCTTCTTCTACTGTCTGTTTCATATATTCCTTTATCATAATTCGTCAAACTCTTTTTGTAATTCTTTTATCTTACTATCCAAAGCATACAGATAGCACTGAAAGAAATTCTTACCAAAAATTTCTTCCTTTAATGGTACATCATTGTGCATCCTGTTGTATGTAAATATCAATCCACCACCACATTTTATGTTGGAATTTTCAAGTGCCATCTTATGCTCTTTGTATTCATCTATTTTATTGTTGATTTCTATTGCTTTGTTGAATTTATCTTTATCCATATTTCTCCTTTCCATCTATCCTAGCAGCATATACATTGCTACTAGGCATAGGTAATAAATTGTTGTTTTACTCATTTCTATTTTGTTTTGAATTAAAGTACAAAGCATTTCACCTTGTAAAACAATCTACCTGGTGAACTCATGGCATAAACGTCTCCGTTGGCAAATTCAATTTTATTGCCTGTGCAGTTGATTATTCTATTATCTTCACTCTCCAATTTAAGAACCTCTTCTTTTGTCATATTTCATCCTCCTCTATTTCAAGTAAGACATTAAGTTCCACACTATCCGTAAATCCATCATCAGGATATACAGTTTCTTTTTCTACATATTCAATCCCGTGAACACGTATAAATTTAGCGTTCTCTTCATCCCAGTTTGATTCTGTTCTATCTGTGAGCATAAATACATTGGCTGATTTAGGCATTTTTTTAAGCTTTTCTATAAGCTCTCCAACAGTTAATGTTTTCATAATTTTATTCCTTTTTAATTTAATATTAATCATCTTCAACGAAAGTGTTAGTCGTGTTTATCACACCAGCAGAATCAACGCTCTTACCATCCCGGATAAAC